CAGTTAAGAAGTCTCTGTAAGATTGCGAATATTTAAACGCTCCGGAGTCTTCAGTATCCCAAATTATTTTTCTAGTCTTAGATTCGTTTGAAGTAACTTGAATTTCTAATTTTGCAACGCCGTCTGTAGGCCAGTTAATAAATTGCAGCACAACATTACTAAATGTATCAATATCGTATGCTACTGTGAACGCTTGATAGTGTCCACGATTGTATTCTATTGTAGTGTTAGTCTGTATACTACCAATAGCATTAAATCCTAGTTGTGATTGCACTAGTTCAACTTGCTGAATCTTGTTAAAGTTCATTAAGTTGTCAGCATTGTTTTTAACAGTAGTATTTTGCAATACATCTATTTCAGTTTTTGCTGCACTTAAACTGTTTTTAATTGTTCCAAAGTTATCACGAAATCCTTGCGAGTCGTTGTCAACGCCGGCTACTGGGTATGCTTCGTTAATATCTTGATAGTTAATGTTACTTGCCATGTTTTGTTATCTCCACTTGTATTTATATTGACTTATTATTTCTAGGCCAAACTATGAATTGTGTATTACTATTACCCAATGTAGCATCAATGATATATCTGTCTACATAATAATCAAATTGTGTAAACTCAAATCCTGTAGACTTCTGATAGTTTTTTATTTTTAAAATTAATTCTGCTGACTTGCCTGGTTTACAATATGCTATCGGAATAGCTCTAACATAACCCGGTTGCTTACCTGTTAATGATTGTCTAGTTTTCATCCATAACGGTAAGAATCTATTATCAGTTATACCAATGCCTTGAAGTCTTCTTCTCATGTTAGTTAGAGAACTAACATATTTTGTATTCGGTGCATTAGGGTTGATATCGCTATCAACAGTAAGTGCGTCAATTGAATTTCTAAAGAACATAGGATCATCTCTATTATATAACGTATCGTTAGGATCAATGATTCCTTTTACAATATCAGCATTGGTTTGGTCTGCTGTTATTTCTTCAGCTGAATTTGAAATCTTAATAGTTTCAGCTGCTGATATAATATCTTCAGTGTCGCCTGCATTAAGTTTTTCGTATGGATCTAATAGTTCCAAGTAAACAACTTCGTATATTGCTCCTTCGGTTTCTACCTGTTTTGCTTCAGCTGTTTTTAGTTCACCAATACGTAGACTTCTCGGCTTGTGACCAACACTAGTTACTGCTGCAAATTCTCCGTATGATTTTGATTCAATTCCTGCATAGATTAGACTGTTAAGATTACGCTGAATTCCAAAGTTTTCATCGTATGGTCTATAGATAATATCAGTACTGAACACATTGGAATCAGATACAAATGTATTCCATGCAAGTTTTTTCTCGCTTGCCATCAAAGGTTTAACAAACACATTACTGTATGCTCGGTCAGCAAGCGGAGTAATAGTCATAGTAAATGTTCTTCTAACAGCGTTAATAGTAAATTTGTCCTTGGCTTCTATAGTAAATGTATAGCTTCTATCTAATGTAGTAGATGCTCCATCGAAACTTAAGAATCCGTTATCAAAGATAGTAATGCCAGGCTTATCAATAGTTGCAAACTGTCTAACTCTGCCAATTATTTCGCCGTCTTCGATTAGTGACAATCCGTTTGGTAACTTTCCGTCTACTAGTTTGTAAACAACTGTTGTACCTGGGAATGTACTTTCTGCTGCAATCTTAACTGTACTAACTGAGTTAGCCGGAATGTCGCCAAGGTCACTTGGTGTTATCCAGTTAATAGCGCCATCTGCTTCGCCCTGTACTCTTACGGTAAACTGTTTACGCTCTGAAATAAACTCGTCATCGTCTAGCTCAGTAATTGTTGTACTAAATGCAAAAGACACAGTACCTTGTGTTATATTATCATTAGCAAACTGTAAGCCACTATCAAATGTTACTCTAACATATGAATTTGTATCAATTACTACTTCGTCTACTGCTGTAACTTTTAAGTTCTTTTTCTTTACAGGGTCGTATGTAGTTGCGCCAACAATAGTAAGTAGATCATCTTTTGTACTTGTGCTAAAGAATAGTTGAGTATCGCCGATAGCAAATGGTCTTGCAACATAACCATATACAACTACAATGTCAGCAACACTTGGATTGTATCTTGTTGCACGGACTGTAAAATTAAATTCTTTAGTAACTTCAGGTTGGTAAGGATAAACTCCTGCAACTTCACCTGTGATGTAATCTAGTGTCAATCCTGTTGGCAATATACTTGGAGTTCCGTCAATGTTTACTGGCTCAAGTTGATAATCAATCGGACCAATAAGACTATTTGGATCAAACACATCTATTACAAGTGTAATAAAACTACCTGCACGTTTAACACCTAAGTTAGCAGGCGTAGTAAATATAGGCTTGCGAACAAATGTCATATCCGCTGTAAACAGATCTTGACTTGATTTAGTACTTACGTTGTCTGCTCTTGCAGCATCGTCACCTACAACATATATTCTAAATTGTCTTTTAGCAATCGAATCGCTGTCGTTTACACTAACAATAAACTCGTAAAAGCGGCTGGCTTTCTTAGGAGAACGTGTTGGATCACTTTCATCGTATCCTACATTGTCATACAAGAAACTATCATAACCGCTTTGCGAACGTATTGCGTAGTCATACGGATTAAAGTCGTATCGATCTGAGCTATAGCCACCGCCTGTTACCGCTTCAAAACCTAAAGGAGTAACAGGTTCAGTAAATCCAAATATACGCCCTTCTTTAGTTAGTGTTAATCCAGGTGGTAGTTCGCCACTATTGTCGCCTATAAAGAATTCTAATTCTTGTCCTGCTGCTATATCGTCGTCAGTTGCTAATAAGTTTATATCTACAAATTCACCGTCTAGTACATAGTATGTACTATTAGGTCCAACTGCTAGATTTCCTTCAGCAGTTAACCACTCGGGTTCGTCTGGGCCTTCAACTACTAATTTAAATGTTCTATCTTCAACAATACTTGCAGCGCCGTATTGCGCTCTAATAACAAAGTCGTATTCAAGAGTGTTAGGTACTTCTAACGGTGTTCCTCTAAGACGCTGTTTTTCAATTCGTAAACCTCTAGGAAGCGAACCGCTAATAATACTAAACTTAACATCGTTTAATCCTTCTTTGGTTCCTGTACCGTTTGGCAACAAAGGTGTGCTATAGTACTTCTTACCTATCAAGTAAGGATATGTGTTAGTATTAGGAGACTCTTTAAGGCAACTAGAAAAGTATGCATATGTACCATTTGGATATTCTGGAGTTACACAGAATCTTCCGTTATATTGATCTAGCAAACCTGTTCCTTCTAAGTAAGCCCAATCTTCTTCATAGTATCCATCCCTAGTATCACCGTTTTGTCTTAAGTCGTCACGCAATATATAACTCGAAGTCATAAACTCTGGGTGGCTATTTGCATCTAATGGATCACTGTATCCTAAACTTCCGTATATTGGATTTCCGTCAAAAGCATAACCAATAATTGGACTATGTTGAATACCAGTTACATAGCTGATCCAATCTTTCTCAAATAGATTTTTTACTGGTGGATCAAAACGTAATGAAATTTCAATGCCGTTATTTGCATCTATAGCAACATTTGCAACACCGTTAGCTCTTGTTTCTACCGGAACAGTTGTGTCATTAATAATAAATCCGTACTTTGATGTTCTACCATAGGTTACAATTCTAGATGTATCCAAGTCAATAGACAAAGGAGATTCTAAGTTAGCAATCCAAAAATCATTATTGTAAGATACAATATCATTAATTTCATAGTTTATAGAATTGATGTATAGTTCTTTATAGTTTTCTGGTTTAAAATATAAAAGTTTTGGATCTGTTACATAATGATAATCGCCGTTAACACTAGGAGGTCCTGAGCCATCATCAATAGTTGTTCCGTTTGCAACACTTAGTACATTATTACGTGTTAATCTTTCACCCTCAATATTTTCTACAATTGTTGATGCACTGTTGTATATAGCAACACCATTTATAGCAACACCTATTGCACCTGTAGGAGTATCTACTTTTACTTCTGGTGTGTCAGGCTCTAGGGGAATAGTAAAAAGCCAATCTTGCGGAGTTGCTGGGAAACTGTTTTGCGGATTAGGGTACGGTCCAAACGCATGCTCAGGTAATCCTGTTGAACTTACATAAAACAGCTGATCGTCAAAATCAGTAAATGTTGCTTCACCAAAAAACTGTGAAGTTTGTAAGTTACTAATTTCAGATCCCAATGTAACTGGTAATTGTAAGTCGAACGTATCGCCTTCGATAATTTCAGGAATAAACTCTAACCAATAACTTTCATTTCTTGGTAATATGCTTCGTCCGTCAACAATAGGATTATCTTTTATTGCACGAAATGTTTTTCCGTTAAACGATACAACATCGCCAATGGAGTATGCTCTGGTTAAATCATAATCAGAGCCTAATAATAGTGTTCCTATATTGTAATCTGAACGTTGTTTCCATATACTTGTAGCCATAAACCCCTACCCTTTGTAGTATTTATCCGGCGAAAGGCAAGTTCTGTTGTTCGTTCCTTAACTTAAACACACCGTTGATAACTTTTAATCCATTTTTAGCAACATCAACAATTCCTTTATTATACGGATTAAACAAGTATCTGTTAGGTCCGTTTAATAAACTAAATGAATTAGTATAATCGTTGTCTAAACCAGTATCATTTAGCTTTGCAGTTTGTGCATTATTGATAGCCCAGTCTTGTACTTGTTGAGGAGTACGACCAGGATATGCTTGTAAATACAATGCTGCGGCGCCAGCAACTTGTGGAGACGCCATGCTTGTACCGCTGATGCTCATGCATCTATATGTTTCATTTAACGGATAGTTAAGCGACAATATTCCAAATTTGTTTATAGTAGAAGTTGTACTCATAATGCCGGTACCCGGTGCAAGAATATTTACTCCTGGGCCATGTTCGCTTGAAACAGCACGGATCTCTCCACCTGCTACATTGTCATCAACGTTTCCTACTATCATAGCACGATCACTAAACGGCGAGCCGCCTCTGTGATAGTAAACAGTTCCGTTGGTACTTGACGTGTAAAAATTATCATAATCTACGCCGCCAGGAACGTCAATCTTTTGATATGAATTACCTGCTGCGATGCATACAAATATTCCTTCATCAATCATTTCTTCAACGTCAACGTCTACTGATGCTACTCTTACAACGTGTCTATATCCAGTACCGTTAAATGATCCGACCATACCTTTTGTAGTATCTCTAGCAGTTCCGGTCCACGGAGTACCTCTGTAGGTGCCTCCTGTTATATTAGAAAATATAGTACCATATCCCCAACTCATATTAACAATTGTTGGTCTTTTCTTGCCAGTAACATCGTCTACTAGTTTGTTTCTATGCCATAGTTTAATAACATCAAACACATCACTAATAGGAATGCCTGTACCTGAATCACCGGGGCCTTCTAAGCCATTGACTTTAACACTATAGATCTGTGCGTTCTTTGCCCAACCATAGTTTGTTCCAGCAGCTATTCCGGCGCAATGTGTTCCGTGACCGTCATAATCTCTATAATGGTTTGCATTTTGTACACCAACTACGCCGCTTTGCTGATACCAATCAATAAGTTGTACACGACTGTTGCCTTTAGCATCATTAAATTCAGGATGTGAATATTCTATCCCACTGTCCTGAATAACAATGTCAACTCCACTTCCATCTAAATTGTAAGTATGATTAAACCCTGCTGGCACTGCTGTACTAGTATACGGATTATCTTGCTGATCACAACGTAATAGTCCCCAGTTTGCTCTTAGCGGATTAGAAGTAGAACCTGTTCTATCCATCGAAGCACCGCTTTGTACAACGTTAAGGCCAATTTGAATGTCGTCACGCTGTTCCGGCGGTATCTCTACTGCTAATACTCTACTATCATTGCGCAATGCTGCTGCTTCTTCAACAGTTAAAGCATAATGAGTGTTACGTAGAGATCCTGGTCTTGCATTTGCAACATCAATTGACCTACTTGGAATGTCTCCTGCACCTGTTGATGCAATCATTTCTGTGTTAAAGGCATCGTAATCAACTCCTTTATTGAGTGTTACGATATATTCTTTTTCAGCCATTCTATTTTCCCTATTAAGCTACTGTAATTGTTCCGAACATTGCACCACCGTGGTTAGTACATACATAGTAAAGTGTTGCCGGAGCGTCCATTGGAACTGTCCAAACGTATACACCTTCGTTGTCGCCACTTGTGCCTGTTGTGTATAAATCACCTGCTGAGTAACCTGCTACACCCGGATCAACTGTTTGCAAATTAAACGGATGTGTTGCGCCGTTTGCACTATTATCAAATACATATGTATGGCCGCGATATACAGTAAATGCTGGATCACTTACAGTTCCAGCAAAACCTGGACCAGTAAATGTAAAGTCTGAAGTTCCGTTAGCGCCAAGTACCCATCCAAGTGTTGGACTCATCATAGGCATCCACATACCTGCTGTATATACATGCGGCTGTGGCAATGTAGCATCTGAAACAAATGCAGTATCGCCCTCGGCTGCTATAAATTCTGCTTGTAATCCTGCAAGTCCATATTCACCTAAACTAAACAGTCCGTCGATAATATTTACTTGTCCATTAGGTACAGCTATTTCTAAATTTGTTTCTGACTCTAAGCGTGGAACTCCTGCACCAGATGTATTAATAGTAGTTGCATCAACTTCAGCAACAGTTAGCCTTCCGTCAATACTAACATCGCTTGAGAAGTCAGTTGCTTGTACAATAGTAATGTTACTACTGTCAGATGTTTGTATCGAACTACCTACAATGTCAAGTCCACTAATCGCTACCGAACCACCTGCTAGACTTTGAATACCAACAGTGCCTGATCCTGCGTTAATATTAACGTTGCCATTAACAGAACTAATTGCAAGACCTTGTCCACTAGTTTCTTCTTGAATATCTGAAACTAATACTGCACCAGTAAATGTTGTTTGTGTTGCACTAATAGTTGTATTGGTAGCAGTTTCAAAGAAGTTAGTGTCAACGTAACCTTTAGTTGCTGCATGCAATGCTAGTGTTGGATCACCTGATAGTGTTAACGCTCCAAGCATTGGAATAGCACCACTTGTTGGAAGTTTTGTATTGTCTTCAATAACAATGTTTGTACTACCATTAAACGCAACACCGTTAATTGTTCTCGGAGTAGCTAGTGTTTGTGCTGTAGTTGCAGCAATGTTACCAGTTGCAGTTAAGTTTCCGCCTACTGTTAAGTTACCTGTTGTAACAGTACCAAATGTTACTGCTGTAGTTGTTAATGTAGCGCCTGATAAATCAACAGTTCCAGTAATCACTAACGGATTTAATGTTGTTGATAGTGTTGTACTTGCGCCGTCGTCTAATAAATTAAAATCTTGTCCTACAAGTTCAAGGTTGCCGCCGAGCGCACTAATAGTTAAATCTGGACCTCCGTTGATTGTAGCTACATTAAGAATTTGACCAGCATTTAGTGTGTTAATAGTTGAGTTGTTAAAATTACCTTCTACAGCACTAACGACATTATTAACGCCGTCAACGATCACAGTACTATCATCACCGAACACACTACCTACCATGTCGCCTTCTAGTTCGCCAAGTAGTAGACCTTCAAACGTACCAAAAATCGTAACACCGTCGTCGAGTGTTTGTGTTGCATCAATTACTATAGTTGTACCGTCATTAGCATAAACTGTGTTAAGCGTTGCGTTACCAGTTAAGTTACCTGTGACATTACCAGTTAAGTTGTTTACTAGTGTTCCTTCGATTACATCTGCAGGAATTGATGAATTCATACTATCAACTAGTAGTGTATCGTCAAAGCCTATAACGTCACCTTTTAGGGAACCAGTTGAGCCTCCGCCGTCTGCAACAAACTCTATATTGCCGCCTTCTACAGTAACACTACCAGTTAAAACAGATCCTGCAATTACCGACAACCAAGCTGCGCCATCGCCGCCTAGTGTGTATGTTAAATTAGTTGCTGGAAGAATATTACTTGCAACACCGCCTGCAAAGTTAATGGCATCATTTGCATCGCCTGTTCCAATGTTAATACTTCCGGAAAGTGTAATATCACCTGTAATGTCAATATTACCTGTACCAACTATATCGTGTCCTCTAAGATGCAAGTCACCGTCTAGGAAAGGATCATTTGGTGCAAGTTGTGCTTCTGAATAAAAAGGATCAGTTGGTGGAACACTTAGTCCAGCAACAACGCCGCCTCCTGATGCAGGATTTCCCCCCGGGGTAATACCATCCCCAACAAATATTTGTTTGTTGTCGATAGTATATATTAATTCACCGGTCTGTGGGGTATAGACTAGTCTCTCTGCCTCTGTACCCCTTTTAAGTTTTAGTGCCATTTTTATTTCTCCGTATCTGGTAATATCAACTGTTCTATGTATTTATTTAAATCCGTTAAGGTCCAGCATATGTGCCAAAGGTACCAAAGTCAGGTCCTGTAACATCTGCTTGCCCGAGTAGTCCTTGATCAATGTCAATTGTTGACAATAGATATGGAATGACAGAAGTAAATTGTCCGTTTATTGCGCCGAAATCAAAACTTGTTAGCGCACTTTCAAGTTCTCTAACATCAATATTATGTACTAAGCCTGTAACATTTCCTGTTAATGCTGCAAATATATTTGTTGCTGTAATATCACCTGTAATGTCAATATTACCTGTACCGTTGATGTCGTTATTGTTTAGATCTAAATTTCCAGCCAATGTGGGAGTCGGATCTTGACTTAGTCCTAATTCTGTTGCAGTACTATCGATTGTAATTGTATTATTACTAACTGTAGCACTTATGTTTGTTCCGCCTGCGATAGTAAATGTATCAACACCTACTTGAACAGTATCGGTGTTAGTGCCATCTGATATTGTTAGGTCGCCAGCACTTACTGCTGTAACCACAACAGTGTCGCCGGTGCCGTCTAATGTAATACCACTGCCCGCTTCGATCTTTTTAAACTGTAAAACACCTTCTATTTTTTGTTTAAAAAGTCCCACTCCATTATTTCCAATATTTAGGGCCGTGTTATCTAGCCCTAAATTTTGTTCTAAAAAAGTAAAGTTTTCATTGATCTTGTCAAATGCGGTTCTGATATTATCGCCAGTGCCGTCATTAGCAATATTACCAATGTTTATTTGTCTAATAGCCATTTTTGCTCCTCATTAGTATTTATCAGTACCTTACAATCTACCTACTGCAACTTCAACAATGCCTCTTGCGTCATCGTCTTTGTTGCTAATAGCTTTACCAATTACGCTGCCTGTTTTTGGATCATTGTTAACAATCGCAAATCCAGCAATGCCACTAGCAACTAGCATATCGCCTTTGCGCACTTTGCCTAGTACTTTACATGGTACACGACCTTGAAGTGCAACCTCTGCTACAAACTCGCCTGCGCATTCGCTGTTCATAGAGTAAGCTGGATTAGTTGTAACAACACCTGCCATTCTACGATCACCTGTAGTAGTAGTTGTTGTAACTTCTTCACTTCCGCCAAATACTAATACTGTGCCTGGTTCATACTCTGCATCAGCAACATATTTTTCTGCCAAGTCAGCATATGTAGCATCTAGTTTAGATCCTGCACTTAGACTCCAGTCACCTGTAATAGTGCCTGCTGTTGCTGCTGCACCAGTTGTTAGGTTAGCACCTTGGAATGTTCCTGCATAAACAGTTCCCCAGCCAGTAGTAGCATTACCAAGGTTAATTGAATTTACAGTTGGTAAAATACTAGTATCAACCTTAGCAACCATACTAATCGTATCAGTTGCAGCGTTACCTAAGTCTGTGTTGCCGGATACAACTAAGTTTCCTGAGATACTTGCACTTGATAGTGATGCTGCTGCAAAGTTAACATTACCTACTGCACCGCTAATTACTTCACTTGAAATAGTTGCGTTAGGTATAAACTTAAACTGGCTAGCACTGTCGTCATAACCAAAGAATCCTAATTTAGCTGTAGTACCATCATGCCAGCGATACAATATACCACGGTCTTTATTATCATCGGTCGCTGGTGCCGAATCTCCACCTAATGTAAATATTGGATCATCGACTGTAACAACTGTTGAGTTGAATGTAGTTGTTGTACCATTAACTGTTAGGTTGCCCGCAACTGTTAGGTTGTCGTCAATTTTAACACCATAGTTGCCTAGTGTGCCTGTATCAGTTGTGTCTCTTGATTTAATTACTAGCTCGTTACTACTTGCACTTGTAATTAAATCTGAACTTAGTCGCAAGTCGCCTGCATCTACAGTTACACCTGTTACTTTACCATTTGAGCCTGTTAATGATGCAGTAACGTTTGTACCGTTAGTAGCTTGTAGTGTAGACCCTGTCAGTGTATTAATACCAAACAAGTTTCCGCCGTCTGCTCTGATAACAACGTTGTTGTCAAAATCACGAATGTTAAGGACATACGGATCGCCAGCAGTGCCAGCTCCTGCTCTTTCTAGTACTGTTTGGCCAATAATTCTATAAGCTACTGCATTTATTCTACCGTTGGTGTCTGTTTTAACAATGTGTGCTGTTGCTGCTGCTTGACCATCATCGATGATTTCAACGCCATAGTCTGCTGTAATAGGAACTGCTGCGTTGCCACCGCCTGCTGCAACTGCCGCTGTGTGTGCAGTTCTTGAAACAAGACCTAATGTAGTACCAGGAATGTCTGAATGTAGTAATCCGCCACCTTCGTCGACTACAGTGCCAAACGCTACTTCTGAAACAGCACCCGGTGTAGAAGTAGTGCCGCTTCTACCTAATACAGTATCAGTATTAATCCATTGCAGTTTCTCAGGTGCAAGACCATCTGAAGTACTTGTAGCAGTTTTGTATTGTACAAAGCCTTGTGCATCTACATTAAAGTGTACACTACTGTAAGTGCTTAGTCCAAGTGCTGCCTGAATTTGTCTACTAGTTCCTGTTGGAGTAGATGCTCTATGATCTGCAACTTTCATTAACAATTTGCTTTGTTCGATATCTGCGCTATCGTTGACATCTGCATTTAAGATTACGTTATCTGTGATTTCCCAAATACTTGTGCCGCCAAAGTAAACTTCTACAACTGGCATAGTCGCGGTACCAAGTGCAACACTAACTGGTGTAGTTCCTACAGCATCGAATGGGAACGGTGGAACATCGTATGCTCCTGCTACAAGTGCTCCTCCTACTTCTCTAATTTTGATACTAGTTATACTACCATTAATATCAACACCAGTGACTTCAAGTTGTGTCGCTGGATATATATTTCCTTCAGGATCATTAGTACGTGTTCCACCGGTTAATTGAATAATATCGCCTACGCTTAGATCTGCGCCTGCATTACCTAGTTTAACAGCAACACTTCTTGCGGCAAATTTAAAGTCGTTGAATACATCGCCTGTTGAGTTAGTTCCAAATGATATCGGAAACGCTTCCTCTCCAGGGAACAAGTTAACTCGTCCTGTTGCAATAGATGTGTCTGGATTTGTAACTGTAAAGCTATCGCCAACTTGCGGCAATGATAGTACACTATCTGGAATAAATCGTATACGTGGGTTAGACCCTGCTAAGTCGAGTAACTGTGCAAACGTGCCTGTTGCTCCGCTAGTAAATGTAATGACACCGTCTGCCACAGGACTACCTGATGAGTAGAATGTGTCAATCGGAACTTCGTAAACACCACTAAACATTAGTGTGTCACCTGAAGCAGATGTCAATGTTTCAACATCATACAAGTTACTTAACTGCTGGGCAACACGAACTAGTCCGTCAACATAAATTTTAGTTGATGCATCTTGCTCGTTAATTGGGTTGCGCAAGTTAATAGCAGTATACGAGTCGGTAAAGTTCAAGTCACCTTCTAGTGGTGTTGATCCGTTTAGCGACACAAACCCTGGTCCTACACGCTGATTTGCAACAACACGACCTGATGCTGTTCCTAAGTCGCCGTGGATAATACCTAAACGTTTGTCAATGTACTGTCTTGTAGCAAACTCTGTTGGAACTGCGTCCGGTGCATTGTCTGTAAATTCTTCATCAACGGAGAATTCTTTAACTTCAACACCTCTACTAAACTGTAGTCCGTTAACGTTAGATAGTGCTAGTCGAGCATTGAATGTAATCTCACCAGTACCTTGGTCAATCTTAAAGAACTCACCAACTCTAAAGTTACCGTCTTGGTCAGTACTTGTGTAGAATGTACGTCCGCCATCTGACTCATCTGTTTCTCTAGTGAAAGAAGGTTGTTTAGGTTCACCGTAAACTGCATTAGGATAGTTAGTAGTGTTATATGAACCTGTACCAACATCAGCAAAGTCGTGGTTTGTAGCACGTAAGTTAGAAATACGTCTTGTAATTGTAGCCTTCTCACCCTGTGAAATACCTGCAATTAGAATTGTACGTTCATCTTCATCTGAACTTATTCTATGTACACCTAAGTTAATACCAGTAGTTGAACCAGGATTCAAATCGTTATCGTAATCGTTGTTGTTGATTGCAATGTACGGCCAACCTGTTACATCAGATCCGTCTTCGCCTGCGCCAGTGTAGTAGTTATTAACTTTGTGCAATTCGCCATTCCAGGCAAATATCATTTGACCACGTTTTAGTCGAGTAATGTCTCTGCTACTAAGAGTATCTTCTTGTATAGCAATCTTGACATCTCCTGATTTAGAACCGTATGTTCTAGTTCCTACAACTAAGTCAGTAACTTGTGCATTTGTATTGTCTACTGGTAGTTTAACAAAGCTGTATGAACTTTGTAGTGTAATTTGTGCAGCACTTGATCCAACAGCAGTTCCTAATGCATCATTACTTGCATAATCAATAGTATTGTATCCGATATCTGCTTCGTTAAAGTTAAGTGCATTTGCTTTCTTAATTGGTCTTGGTGCTGCAACATCGGTAAACACAAAGTTACGAATTGATCTAATTGTTACTAGTTCGTCAGTTGTTAACGGATGCGCTAGTCCAAACTGTTCAGACCCATCTGTTCCTGTTCCACCGAAGTTAATTTTAAGAACATTTTCATTTCTTGCTGCACCTGGAACACTATCACTAGTTGCTGCAATGCTGTTAATTTCATAGTAGCGAACATCTCTTGCAAACACAATATCAAATGTTGCTGCTCCGGTATTTACAGCTAGTCCAGTTATTGGTGTAACATCGTTAACCCATCCTGTGATGCTATTAGCATTTCCACTAATAACTACTGCATTAATAATTTCACCACTTCCGCCGACTGCTGTTACTTGAAGTTGCACTACAGTATTAGTGCTTGATCCACCTGGCAATGTAACGTCTAAGATTTCTGCTACAGAATATCCTGTACCTGCATTGTTAACAGTTACTTTCTTAGGTAACAGAGCACGTTCGTGTCTTACTTCGATGATAGAGTACTGTGGTGGAACATACTTGTAATCATAGATGTACATAGCTTGTTCACCAACTGCGCTTACTTGTGAAACTTTAGCAGTTTGAATCATGTCATCACGAAGTCTGATACTATCTGGAATTTCATCAGGGTCAACGCCTCTTGATACTAATCCCCAGTCACCGTAGATACTAGATCCGTTAAGTGAACGAATTTCACCGCCATTGCCTGCATAATATGATCTATGACAGTAATATGTAAACACTGATACAAGTTCGCAAAGTGCGTTGTTGGTTACATATACTCCGTATGCTAAATCGTTAACTTGTGTAAAGTCGTTAGCTAGAATAGATCTGTTACCAGCTGTTTCAATTATTACATTTGCTGGCTCAAAAGTATCAGCAGTTGTTCTATCACCTACTAAACTATAAGATGCTTCGAACGGAGCTGCTTGTTCGCCATTTGTAATAATATCAATAATATATGCAATGTTGTCTTGCACAATGTTTAGTGCGCCTGCTTCAGTCTGTATTCCACCGTCAAACGTTTGTGTTGCCGAAGAGTATGTTGTTGCTGGTGCTGTTTGTCCTAATACATTAACTGCTAGAGTCGAAATGTACTGAATGCCTGCACTAGTTTCAGCTAATTGATCTGTAATTGCTTTTAATGCACTTACGTTATCATAGTAAGACAATCCTGCTTCAACTGACTTTTCATAACTTTCGTTGTCTAAGTCTTCAATTAATGCATCAATAATATAACCAACGTCACGTCTACATAGTCCTTCGTTATATATAAACAAAGGATATGTTGCATTTACATAGCCAATAACTTCGTCTTGAATAAATTCTTTGTTAAGTTGTAATAGACTTTTTGCATTTGGGTTTTGATCTGGTACAGTGCCAACTGTAATACCTGCATTAATAAAAGGTGTGTTAGAATCAAAAATTAACGTACAATCGCCTGTTGTGGTGTTGCGATTAATAATGTCGTTAACTTGATAACGCTTACCCTTTTTAACAATGATAGTTGGAAGTGAAGGGAATCGTTTAAAGCTACCACTTCTCTTGTCTCTTATTCTCGCAGCAACTTCGGTTGAAGTATTGCCGACACCTTGCGGATTTCCTGCACCTGCATCGTACATGTAACCTTCTAGGTTACTTACTTTACCGTCAATAAGAATACCACCAGCAAATCTCTGTGTGTCACCTAGCGAACGTGTAAACGATGCTGCTGTTTGTGTGTATGGCGATTTAGTTTGGATCTGTCCGTCTGGGTCAAGAACTTCCATGAAACCACCATGATCTTGACAAGTAAATCCACTAATAAATGTTGCGTTGTTCATCAACAAGATGTCCATATCGCGGTTGTTTAGTGCAGGACTGTTAACGTCTTCTGGATCTGATAGATAATGATAACCATATTCAACTGCATCGATACTGATAATATATGTTACAAGATCTGTTACAGTTTCAAAATCTCCTGCATAGTCTGCATATTTTCTAACATTGTAATCTGGACCAATTTGGAATTCACCTTGACAAGCAATTAATGCAAACTCGTTAGAAGTGTCAGATGCTTGCACTACGCCTCTGGCGCCTGTCAAGTCTTGAATAACAACATCGCCTTGTGCTAATGTCTGTACGGTGTTAAAAGTAAGGTATTGTTTCTTTGTACCAGCGTTGCCGTCGTATGCTCTATCTCTACGGAAGTATGTTTTAGCCCATGGAGATTTTGAAATTGCATCTTTCGGACGTAGAATAACACGTCTAAAGTGATCACCACTTACAGATACGTTTTCTGCCATACGAATCGGATAGTCTTCTTCGTACTGACCTGATTCAATGAGTAGTGTGATCTGAACATCTTTAACAGAGTTACCATACTCAACTTCGTCACCTGGTTGGAAGTTAGCTTCAGGGGTTAGCAATTCAAAACGTATAATATCACTTTGTGCAGGTGCACCGCGCTGTGTGTAGTTTAATATTTTACCACGAACGTCACGACCAGTAATTAAACGTGTTGAAATAATTTTACCTGGAATAATATTGTTATTGTTAAAGTCTGCATTATCAGTATTATCACCTGCTTGGTCAACACCTGTGCCTTTGTGATCTAACTGAATGTCATAAACATTTGGCTGTCCAACTACAGGTTGCGGCGGAATAACTACCTTTGCTGCATAGTCTGGACCGTTGTACGTAATGACTTGACGATAAGGCCCTGTCATTTGTTGCTTGCCTGGACGAGCTACCGGATCGTAAGGTATAACAAAATCACGAGCAGGATCCATATCAATACGGTCAAAGTCGTCTAGTGTAATACTTGCATCACCGTAAATAACACGTTCGGCGTATCGTGCAGCATGTCCTACTGTTTTAAATGCATTAGCAAAAGAACGACCAATCGACTCTGGCGGCACATTGACCATATTATCGTCGCCACTATTCCAACTTACATAAAGGTTAACTTTAGAGTTTGGAGCAGTTTGGTCAACATAGTATTTTGATGCTGCTAATAAATCTTGTGCAAATACATCAGTAACATGTGTGTTTAGCGCACCAGTAGTAGAAGCAGTTAAAACATCTAAAGGACTCATGCTCCATTCTGTTAAATTGCCGTCGATTACTTCTACTTTTACGCTGTTAGTAACTGGAAATCTCACAGTAGCAATAGCACCAGTATTTGCTTGGATAATATTTTCATCTGCTTCTAGTGTAACTGGATCGTTTAGTAGTAATGTAAATCCGTTAGGCGCACCGTCTCCGCTTAGTTCACCTGGGTGATCAGCAAGCTGCAAATAGCCTGTCATTGTGTCGCCGCTTCTGCGTACTACGCTTTCGCGTGGCATAGCTTCGTCTGCGTTAAATAATCCTTTTAACGATTTGTCATATTCTGCATCTTGCAAGTAAATATTGCCAACAGAGTTAAATCCGTTTACAAAATTAGCCTTGCCTTCTTTTGCAAATTCTCTACTAGTGTAAAGCACAATAATGTCTTCTTCAAAGAACACTTCTTCAGCATTGGCATTATAGATAGTTAATGGAGATACTGCTGTATCAACCCACGAAACACCGTCAACTGATGTTTCTATTGTTCCTGCACTTACATTAAAGTTTCCTACAATATCTCTAATATATACGTTAGCATCATTTGTTACATTTTGTGCAACAATACCTTCAGCTGCACTTGCAAGCTGTCTTATTCTTAAACCCCTTGTTAGGTTAACAACACCTGTTAGTGCAAATTTAAATGCAGTATAGCGAGGAACTCTCATATAGTAAGTAAGTGAATTACTAAATCCTTCTGCGTTACCGATAAACTTAACTGCCTTTGCATCTTCATCACCTGCAAAGCCGTGATTAGCAATAGTAATCTTTCCGTCTGTAAGAGAATCAATTGCAAAAATAGGAGCACCTGTAGGTTCGGAGCGTAAACCTAACTCGCCGCGCATCTTATCTTGACCAATTTCTATGTAGTTTGCATCAGCAAAGCCTTTGTCGATAACTATGTCAGATGCACTGTAATTTGTATTGTAAGCATTATTAACACGTCTAACCATACGCTCTGTTGTGTCTACACCAACAATACCGTATTCATATCCTTGACCGCTGCGACCGTGTAGTGTTCCGCCTAGTTCTGGAGTACTATCTAATATAATGTTTGCTGCTGTATTTTCAATAATAATAGCACCCAACTCTGAGTCAAAGTTGACATTGATACCTTGGCCAGCTGCGCCCTTTAGTGTTTTAAACTGTAGTACATCAGTTCCGCCAACGTTAGTTACAACAGGAATTTTATCCTCTTGCCCTATCATTGTAGTCGGTGTATCAGCTAGGTCAACGAAGCCAATTGCGCCGCCTTGTCCTAAGAAACCGTAGATCTCATTAAAGTTTTGGTTTACTTTATTAAAGGATTCACGTAAACTATCACCAGTTCCGTCATTGCCCTCAACACCAATATTAATCTCGCGTCTTGCCATCTTTATTTGCTCCGTTAAATTGCTGGGATTGCCAGCTTGTCTATATCAAAATTTACGCTTATTCCGCATCCACATGCTGATTGAGCGTTAGGATTAATGATTTCAAACATTGAACCCATAATATCTTTTTTGTAATTTATTTCTGTTCCAACAAGAAACATAATACTTGCTGCACCAATTACAAATGTACAGTTGTTGTCTGTTTTTAGAACTACATCATTATCATCAACTTCGGTTGGAGATGCTATTGTGCCCCATTCGTATTCAAATCCTGCACAGCCACCGCCTTTTAGGTTAAGTGTAACTGCATAGCACTCATTTTCTTCACAAATTGTGTCGATTTGTTTCTTTGCAGTGTCAGTTAGTGTACAGATTGTCATTGAATGATCCTTCTTATGATAGTATTTATTTTTTATTTTTGTAATCTTAATGTAAATATACTTATGCTCTTAGAACAATACACAGAAAAAAATAAGTATACTCGAAAGTCAAAGAACGGCACAGAACACGTCTATTACCGTAATAAAACTTATATCAAGTTGCGGTGTGATTGCTGTATGGAAGCCTTTGTACGTGCAAAGTCAGCAATGGATCCTAAACGTCTTAGTAATTCCTACTATCACGTATGTAAGAACTGCGATAGTAAGAAATTTGCACAAGAACGTGGATTAGAAAAACGAAAGATATGGACAATGAAAGTTGATAGCTTAATAGATATCAGTATGCTATGAGTTGCATACGTAAGGCATCAACGACCTTGTGTGTAAATAGGTTTTGTTCTTTTTAATTATACTGCTGATCTTTTTTATTTCATCTAGAGAATCATTTGCTGCAATTTTAGCGTGTAGGTCTAAGTATTGCGCATCTAAACTTGAGTCTATATTCATATTTAAATATTGATTAACGTAGTGTGCAATCGATCTATGTGCTTCTACAGTAGGATGCCCGTCTGGAACTACTTTTGATTCCCAGGGTGCAAAAAAACTATAGCTTTTAAATTTGCCTTCGTCTACGTATCTATTAATATCATGTATTAACATTTTAGGATGTGATATTACTGAATTCCAGTCTGCTGGTATTTTAGAAGATTTATATCTACTCCAGTCATCCATAGTCAAGAAGTAATAATCAATATTTGCAGCTTCTAATATTTTTGCTGCTGCACATACATAATGATAAGTTTTAAATTTTAAATAATCTTCGTTCCACCAGTCAACATTCTGTTCGATGAAATCGCCTACGTAGTATCTATTTCCGGCTGCATCCCAACGTGGTGTTTGGTTAGGCTTCCAATAATCGAATCTTGGCCAGCTTGACCATTGTAGTATAACTTTTGTTTCACCTGGCACAAACTTTGATAAGTTTTGCATCATATTAAAAAATATGCGCTCGTTTCCTGCGCCAGATTCTGATACATTAAACGACTCAGTGTTACTCATTACAAGCAAGTCAGCCCATGTAGGCCAATAGTATGAACTATAAGAACACCCGTCGATATAAAGTTTCATTAATTAGTCTTCGCTTTTCCAAATAGTCCAAGCGCCGTAAAAAATTGCAGCATATGCAATTAAGTCTACTGGCACTAGTATCATAGCAACACCTGTTGCAATCAATACAGCACCATCTAGTGATGTTCGTTCAGTTAATCTTTTTGTAATCCAGTTAGTCATGTCCTAGTCTCCTTACCTGTCTTTCTAAATATGCAACTCTTGATTCTGTTGCACGTAGTTTATCTTCAATGCCAGTTACATACTTTTGCGACGGTATTGTGTGTTGAGTTCCGTCCTCACCTAATACAGTCATTGTATCAACGCCTTGACCTCGCAGTCCGCCTAATACTCTATTAGGATTCTTTTCAAATTTCGATTGGGTCTGGCTCGGCGACTTTTTGCCGTACATTCGATTCAAATAGCTCATTGTTGTTCTCCATACTATATTTATATAGTCCGATACTTGCTAGATTTTTTGCCTTAGCTTCGACCATAATATCTGCCCACTCTAAGTGTGACAACGCCCAGTCATTAACTGCACTATTCCACATGTAATCACTATGCGCTCTTAGTTTCGCTTTTTTGTAGCCTTGTTCCGTAAGCGCCGCAAAGTCCGGTCTTTGTGTTGCTGAGTGACCGGAAAGAAGATCTTCTCTACTGCAACTATAATGCATAGCAGGCCGAACACCGCGCCAACTAGCAATAACACGTTTGATCCTGTCGTCATTTCTATCAATATATTCTCCTTCGCGACACCAGTGGTGGTGGATGTCTAGCACCAGAGCGAGATCGTCTGCAAGCTCAAGACTGTCTTCGAGTCCCCATTTGTTTTCGTCGTTTTCGATTGTAATACAGTTTCTTGCCTCCGGTGAGAGACGTTTAAGCGCGGCTTTGATACCGGCTGGACCTTGGCGGCCTGAGATGTGTACGTTGCACTTAAAGTCTTGGAATGTGCGTCCGTAACCCATATAGCGGATGACATCGGTGTGATATTCAAATTCTTCTATGCTCCTCTCGACAATTTCGGGATTGTCACTAGCAAGAACGGTAAACTGACCAGGATGCATACTAAGTCTAACATCAAGTTTTCTTGCAAGCTCTCCGACTCTAGCAAATGCTTTTTCGCAATACGCTCGAACATCAGGTTGCTGCCAATAGTAAGTCCAATCACGCTGAGTGTAAACAGGAAGAACATCACTACCAAGTCTAACCATTCGTAACTCATAAGGCAATCCTCCTACGTATTCAATTAAATTATAGTACGCTTGAATATTGTGTACCATAATATCCCACAAACGCTGCTCTGCAATATCTCGAGTCTGTCTGTTAAGCCACTGTACTGTTGTACTTTTTGTATTTAGTGGCCGTTGGATTTCTTCAAGCAGTTTTTTCTTTTGTGTTTGATCTGGATGCATGTACTTACATGCAAAGCCTATACGTTTTGTTACCATTTTCTATAACTCCCATCGAGTTCGTGTGTGCCTGAATTATGTATTGCCCACGCTATACAGTTGTACCATGCATAGTGAGGGTGCTGCCTTAGTTTTTTATACCATTGTATACATAGTATAACACGTTTTCTAATGAGTGTCAAGTTCGTATTCAAAGTTCTGACAATCCATATGTTTGTTCAAAAACTTTGCACCGTTCTTTAAATGAAAGTTTTTAGCCATTTCTGTTAAAGGACTTAGGGTAACAAACTTGTGTACTTTTAGTTTAGTCTTTTGAATATGTTCTGCAACAGCAAACACAATATCTCTTCCTGCGCCTCGATCATAACTCCAAACTGTATAAAATACTGCAACACTAGAACCAAGATGATTCATGTCTGCTTCACATGTAGGAATTTCGTCTGTGTAAGCTACACAGATGACCGCTCGTAGCTGTTCGAAACTCTCGTCTGAGTATAGTCCGTATACTTCACGACGACCGTTTAGACGCCATTCTGCGCTAATATGCGGACGCACAGGATCGTCCTTGATTACTTCTTTTACAATATGTTCATTTAATTTTAATAACATTAACTACTTTCTATTTCCAGTGTTCCTTGCACCAGGGGTCTATACAATTATGCGGGTTCGGATCTCCATGAAATACTGCAACACTTGTCTGCGACAATATTTCTGGATCACCTGGTGTCATAAAGTTACGTACACCTTGTTTGTCTCTTGCCATAGCGGGCTTTTTACGCATTTCCCACTTGTAACTTTGTATCCATTCGTCTGGCCAAAACTTAAATGCTTTGTCCTTTGTTTTAAAAAATATCCAATCTTGATCGCCGTGCATACGTCTTATTCCGCTGTTGGGGTCTTTTTCAAAATCTCTCCATACTTGTGGATGCTGTCCTGTGTTTAATCTAAACACACTACTGTTCATTCGATCCCAACTAGGAATAGAACACCGGTTGAAGTCTCGAATAATACAAAAGGCATCAGGTTCGTATGTCCAGAGATAATCAATATTTTTAAAAACAATAACATCTAGATCAAAGTATAATATAGTTCCATTGACCGGAAGTTCTGGATTAAAGAAATAAGGTTTGTACCACCATCCTTTAACTCCGTTAGTTTCCGGTAAAGGAAATACATGTACTGCTGGATCGATGCCTGTTGCATCTTCTGTAAAACATGCAAACTTAAAATCTATTGTACTATAACGCTTGGTCATTCTGTACAACGTATTTACATACTCACTAGTATACTTTCTTCCATGCTTTAAGCATACGACCCAACGTTCCATAAATTACGCCTCGTAGATTGCCGAGTTCGCACCATGTTCTGCACATTCTACTCGTACACA